ACGTCGCTATTTGATTGTTAAAGCGGAAGACCGCAAAGCCTTGTTAGATGAGTTACGTCAAGCGACTGCTAACGCTAACGTTCGTATTAAAAATGATGACGCTGAAATTGCTTCAGAAGTTGGAGTAGATGAAATCATTGTTTATACAGGTACAAAGGCTGTTAAACCTACTGTATTAGTAGACCAAAAATATCACATTGATATGCAAGACCTTACTAAAGTTGACGCATTTGAATGGAAAACTAATAGCAACATGATTTTGGTTGAAACACTAACAAGCGGACACGTTGAAACTCTTAACGCTGGTGCAGTAATTACAGTCTCATAAGAATAAAATGGAGGAAGTAAATGATAGATTATATTAAAGTCTATTGTGGTATTCCGATTTTAGTAACAGCTTATGATAGTAAACTTATCTTATTCCGTTCAATAGCTATTAAATTGCTAGAAAAAAATGGTATTAAAGCTGACGAAACAAGTGTATTAGTGAAAAACTTTATCTCTTGTTATTGTCGGCTTAATATTGTTGATGAACCAGCAGAACAATGGCGAAATGCTGAAATGAAACGTTTGGCTTCTTTGCAAGAGTTAATGTATTATGGAGGTATTTAATGATATTTTCACAAGTAACATTGCAAGTTGAAACGACTGTTAAGAAGAAGAACGGTGCAGAAGCTAATGTTATAAAGCCTATCGTTTTACCAGCAGTTAAACAGAGAATTAGTCAGTTAAGACTTGATGAGTTTTCTATGATTGGACTAGGTAAAAATATAAGATACGAGCTTAACGGAATCGGAGAAATGGAAGACTTAATTTTCAACTATTTCTTGGACGAAAAAGGCGACACTTTCAAGCGTACAACATGGGAAAGAAACCCTAAAAATAACAAGATGATTTTAGAAGGAGTCGTGAGTAACGGGATATGAGCGAATTTGATTCTTACATAGATTGGTACAACAATTTACTTACAATGCCTCTAAATGACGTTATTTTAGGCGTTAAGGACACGATAAAAGACAAGACGGTATATTTGTCACTTAGTGACTCAAAGGTGCTTAAAATGGATAATACGAGCTTTGTCATGGGTTACTATTATCAAGTTGTTTTATCTGTTAAAGACGTTGATGATAAACTTGTTGGACTAGTCGGAGATGTTTTGCGAAACGGTTGGAATATGACAAACTGGTCAGAGAATAGCCATTTGTACAATTATACTGGTACTGTTTATTTGCCTTGTGGTGCAGGTGGTCAAGCATGGCAATGAATTCACTTAATACATCAATCATAGCTAAAGAAATGCAAACTAAAGTAACAGAACGCATGGGCGATTGGTTTGAAGCAGAGTTTAAGGCTAAGGCAAATGCTGCAAGCCGAAGAACTAGATTAATCAGAAGTCACGGTCATACCTATATTTATGCCAGATATCAAAATACTGGGGAATTGTCAAGAAACTTAAAGCAAGTTAAAAAAGGCGATAAAGTAGTAGTAAACGCAGGGACTAGAGCTAATTATACTAGTGGTTATCATGGTATGTATTTCTTGGTTGAAAAAAAAGGTATAGAAGACGTTAAAACAACATTGAAAAAAGGCGCTTATTATGCCAATTCAATGAAATTATAGAAAAGAGAAAAAATGAAATTAGATTATAATTCACGTGAGATTTTCTTTGGTAATGAAGCTCTAATCGTAGCTGAGATGGCCCAGGGAAGTAACGGAAAACCAGAGTTCACTAACCATAAAATTGTAACTGGTTTAGTATCAGTTGGCGAAATGGAAGACCAAGCGGAAACTAATAGCTATCCAGCTGATGACGTACCAGACCATGGAGTTAAAAAAGGCGCTACCTTACTTCAAGGCGAAATGGTATTCATTCAAACAGACCAAGCGCTTAAAGAAGACATTTTAGGTCAACAAAGAACAGCAAATGGCTTGGGTTGGTCTCCTACTGGTAATTGGAAACCGAAATGCGTTCAGTATCTTATTAAAGGGCGCAAACGTGATAAAGTTACAGGAGAGTTTATTGACGGTTACCGTGTAGTCGTTTATCCTAAATTGAAACCTACAGCAGAACCAACGAAAGAATCAGAAACAGACTCAGTAGACGGTGTCGACCCTATCCAATGGACGTTGGCAGTACAAGCTACTGAATCAGATATTTATTTGAATGGCGATAAAAAAGTTCCTGCTATTGAGTATGAGATTTGGGGAGAACAAGCAAAAGACTTTGCTAAGAAAATGGAAGCCGGCTTGTTCATCATGCAACCTGACACAGTTCTAGCTGGTGGTTATGAAGATGTTACCGCAGGAGTTTCAGTAACTGACCATTCATAAGATAACAAACGCAACAACCTAAATAATTAATTAAGTAAAGGAATATATAAATGGCGAAACAATTGAGTACAGCACGTAAATTTAAAATGATTACAGGGAAAGACCTTTTCCAGCAACAAAAGGCAATGGATACAGAACTTAAAAAAGAAGACGGAGAAATTACTGATGTAATGGAGTTCGTTCAATATGGTCTATACTTGGCTCTTTTTCAAGATAACATTGTAAAAGCTAAAAGCGACTTTGCAGACTTTCGTACTAGCTTTGAGTTCGATACTGACGGTAAAGGTCTTAAAGAACTTGTCGAACTGTGGCAGAAAGAAATTTAATGAGCTGAAAGGACTGTAAATGATTTTAAAACATGCAATTAGATACTTAGAACTTACTGGTTCAGACTTTATTACAGATTTGAAAGACTTTGCAGACCTACAAAATTCTTTTGTCGCTGGATATATTCCTGATGACTTTACAGAGCAAATGGAGAGCTTTACAGATAAGTTACTGATACTTTGGGTAGATTGTAACGGAGGAATGCAAAACGCCTTAGACGATAAAACAGAGCTTCCTACGACTAACGAGTTAATTAACATCTTCTGTAAAACTGTTTTTATTCAAGAAAAAGAGGAAACGGAAGACGAAATGGTCTTCTTTTCTTCTAGTTCATTGATTAAGAAAAAGAAAGATACTGTAAAGGAAAATAAAACCTTAGAACTTTTGACTATTTTAGGCAATAACGAAATTGATATAACACAGTTTATGGAAATGGAATTAGAACTTGTTTATAAATTAATTGAGCTTATTGCAGAGAAAAAGAAAGAGGAAAAAGAAAAAGAGAAAAGGCGTAAAAGAAAGGGTATGTAATGGCAAGTAATGCACAGTTTGAGGTCGAGATATACGGTAATACCACAAAGTTCGAGAACTCACTTAAAGGCGTTAATACCGCAATGTCAGGGCTTAGAGGAGAAGCTAAAAACTTACGTGAAGCTCTAAAACTTGACCCCACAAATACCGAGAAAATGGCGCAATTGCAAAAGAACTTACAAACGCAGTTGGGCTTATCACGTGACAAAGCAACAAAATTAAAACAAGAACTTTCTAGTGTAGACAAAAGCTCACCAGAAGGTCAAAAGAAATGGCTACAACTTACCAGAGACTTAGGCACAGCAGAAACACAAGCTAACAGGCTAGAGAGCGAAATAAAGCAAGTCGAGAGTGCTATTAGTTCAGGCTCTTGGAACATTGACGCTAAAATGGACACTAAAGGTGTTAATAGCGGAATTGAGGACATGAAGTCACGCTTTAGCGGTCTTAGAGAGATTGCGGTAGGTGTATTCAGGCAAATTGGTTCAAGTGCTGTTAGTGCTGTCGGTAATGGCTTAAAAGGTTGGGTATCTGACGCAATGGATACTCAAAAAGCCATGATTTCATTGCAAAATACAATGAAGTTCAAAGGCAATGGACAAGACTTTGACTATGTAAGCAAATCTATGCAGAATCTTGCTAAAGATACAAATGCAAATACCGAAGATACTTTAAAACTTTCAACAACGTTCATTGGTTTAGGCGATACTGCTAAAAAAGCGGTCGGTAAAACAGAAGCATTAGTAAAAGCTAACCAAGCATTTGGTGGTACTGGAGAAAACCTTAAAGGTGTGGTTCAGTCTTATGGTCAAATGTCAGCAGCTGGCAAGGTTACTGCTGAAAATATTGGACAATTAACTGATAATAACACAGCCCTTGGTTCTTCTTTAAAAGACACTATTATGAAAATGAACCCCTCATTACAGCAATACGGTTCTTTTAATGACGCTGTTTCAGAAGGCGCTGTTTCAATGGGTATGCTTGATAAAGCTATGGACAAAATGGCTAAAGGTTCTGGAGGCGGAGTCAAAACTATTGGGGACGCGTGGGATAGCTTCAACGAAACAATGTCAATTGCTTTAATTCCTACTTTGAATGCTTTAACACCTATCATTAGTAGCTTAATAGACCAGATGTCTGACTGGGGCGAAAGTGCTGGTAAAGCT